CATCCCGAGAGACCTGCGAGAGAAGTCTGCGGGCCCGAGGGTCGCTGGCGAATGATCGTCACCCACGCGCGCCCGGCTGACGCGGTCCCGCAGCTCGCCGGGCGGGACGTCCCCGGTGGCTCCGTCCTCTACACGTGCTCCGGGACGAACGAGCACGGGAAGAAGTGCGGCAAGCTCCTGTGCATCTGGATGCCGCCATACGTCAGCGACGCGGAGCAGTGCGCGAACGCGGACGGCGGCCGGACGCCGGACCACGGACGCGTCGAGGTGAAGTGCCGACGCTGCAAGACGCTGAACACCATCCCCCTGAGCGCCGAGGACCTCGACAGGGACTAGGAAGGAAGTCCGGGAGAAGTGGAAAATAGTTGTGGCGCTGAGGAAACGCGTTGTAAGATGTCTCTAACGTAGCTCGATCGCGGAGCGCCGATGGTAGAGCGCCTGTCGACACAAACGTGACAGGAGATCTACCGTGATCAAGAAGACCTCTGAGCTGAAGGACCTCGACGTCGACCGCGTGGACGGCGTCGACAAGCCCGCCACCGGTCGTAGCTTCCTCCTCTTCAAGGGCGCGGACGGCGACCAGGTCATGAAGGGTTACGGCATGGTGGCCACGGCCGCCGGAGCCGTGCTCTCCAAGATGCGCACCGACAAGAACGCCGTCGTGAGCCGGAAGAGCGCGGTCGCGCTGAACGGCCTCGCGCAGGTGCTCGGCCAGGACCCGGTGTTCGTCGGCAAGTCCGTCCCCACCCAGCCGTACGAGTTCTCCGAGCCCGACGCCGACAAGCGCGGCCCCGCGGACGAGGACCTCGGTCCGAACTTCACCCCCCGCGCGATGCCCGGCTCGATGGTCGGCAGCGTGCAGTTCCGGATGAAGGACGAGGACATGGAGATGGAAGACGAGGAAGAGGGCAAGCCCTGGGAGAAGACCGCCAGGTCCGTCGCGGCCGCCAAGGCGCAGGCGTCCAAGGACGCTGACGAGGCCATGGACGCCAGCGAGGTGGCCAACCGCGGCGTGGCTCGCAGCATCGAGGCCATGGCCAAGGGGATCGAGCAGATGACGAAGGCCATCGGGGACCTCCCCGGCGCCATCGTGAAGGCGGAGAAGGCGGAGATCGCGAAGATGGAGGGCGGGGAGCCGGAGGCCGAGGAGGCCGAGCCGGTGAAGAAGTCCGCCAAGAGCCGTCAGATCGTCGACGACGAGCCCGTGAGCGTGCGCAAGGGCACCGGCGGGTACGAGCCGAAGATGGGTGTGTCGTTCGGGAACGTGGTGTTCGGCGGCAAACGGTAGGATCGAAACCCATAACGCGCGCCGCTGAGCGCCAGATGAAAGAGGAGACCTAACATGCTCGTACGATGGCTCGAGAAGGCAACCTTCAGCACGGCAGACGTTACCGCCCCCGCGGGCGGCGGTCTGCTCTCGCCGCAGCAGGCGCGCGAGTTCCTGCGCATCCTGATCGACGAGTCCGTGCTCCTGAAGGAGGCGAACAACCAGACCTCGCTGTCGCCGAAGTTCGAGGTCCCGCGCATCAGCTTCGGGAACCGCATCCTGCGGTCCGGGGTCGAGGGAGCGCGCCTGGCGGACGCCGACCGCGTCAAGCCCCTCACGGGCCTGGTGACGCTGTCGACCAACCTGTTCAAGGGTGAGGTCCCGGTCAGCGACGAGCTGTTCGAGGACAACATCGAGCGGGACGCCCTGGCGGACACCATCATGGTGATGATCGCCGAGGCGGTCGGCCGCGACGTCGAGGAGTACGCGATCAAGAACGACACCGACCGCACGGCCGCCGACGGCGCGGACAACTCCGTGCTCGGCGTGTTCGACGGGCTGATCAAGCAGCTCCAGACCGGCCTCCCGGCGGCCCACAAGGTCGACGCGTCCGGCATCACGAGCTACGACCAGCTCTGGCGGAAGATGATCGCCGCCCTGCCGGCCCGCTACCGCCGCGACCCCACGTCGCTCCGGTTCTACGTGCCCGTGAAGCACAACGACGGGTACCAGAGCGAGCTCGCTGGCCGCGGCACCCCGCTCGGTGACACGAACGTCACCGAGAACCTCCGGCTGAAGCTCGCCTTCCGCGGCGTGCCGGTGGTCCCGATCCCGCTCATGACCGGCGTCAGCACGATCGGCGGCGCGGAGATCGACTACGACAACTTCGCGATCCTGACGCACCCGCTCAACCTGTACGTGGGCTGGCACCGTCGGATCCGTGTGGAGCGGTGGCGCGACCCTCGGGACGCGGCCACGAGCTTCCTGCCGACCCTCCGGTTCGACGTGAAGTACGCCGACCCGAGCTTCGGCATCCTGGCCTCAGACATCGCGCTCGGCTCCGACTAGTTCTAGGGGCCGAAGCAGGACCGGCTAACCTACGCGTGCGTGACATGCGCGTAGGTTAGCCACGCATCTAACCCTCCTTCCTGCTGCCTTCGGGCATGTGGGGACGGAATGAGGAGAAGACTGACATGGGCGCAGAGACGACTTCTCGCAGCTACACGGACAACTTCCGAAAGCACCGCCGGTTTGTTCAGGGCCGCGGCGTCAACCTCCACGAGACGCTCGTGGACGGTGTGTCGGACCCCTACCCCTACGGCACCTCGCGCATCGCAGTGCCCGGCCTGTACGCCGACGACGCCATCGTTTCCGTGCTGAACATGACGGGCCTGACGGACCTGACCGGGTACCTGGACGATGACTTCGATCAGGGTCCGGCGGTCGCGAAGTACGTGAGCGCGTTCACCGATGCATATGCGGACGGCAACTTCCGTCTGGTCGCGAAGACGGCCGGCGCGGACGGCAACAGCATCACCATCGCGCTGACTGCGGGCGGAACGTTCGGCGTGGCGGTGGCGGGGACGGACATCGTCGTGACCTACGTGGCGGGCGAGACGACCGCCCAGGACGTCGTGGACGGGATCAACGCGGACGCGGACGCCTCGGCGCTCGTGATCGCCAGCCTCTCGTCCCTGGACGACCCTGACGGGATCGTCGACAACCTCGCCGAGGCCAACCTCACCGGCGGCCTGGACCCGGGCATCGAGCTCACGGTCGACACTTCCGGCCTGGTGCTGAAGGTGCTTTGGGTGACGCGGAACGGCTAGAGCGACAAAAACGCTCCCAGTCGTGAGACGTCTCAGTGAGTGAGACCTTTCGCGACTGGGAGAGCATTTTACACCGGAGGCCCATAGGAGGCTCAGAGTGAAGGACACGCGGAAGTTGGGCATGTCGTACGGCTACGTGGTCGTGCCGAAGGGTGGCCTGTCGATAGACGGGCTGAAGTTCCCGGAGGGCCCGCGCCCGGCCGGGAAAAGCGGGTGGTTCAAGCTACTCCTCAAGGCGGGTTGCGAGGAGATCAGCCAGGCGGAGTACGAGGCCCAGCTGACGGAGAGCCAGTCTCTCACCGGAAGGAAGGGGGTCAACGATGCCGAGCCTGTGCACGCTGGAAGAGATCAAGACGCGCCTGCTGGTCAAGGGCGTCAACGCGGATCGCGACGCAATGCTCGACGCGTACCGGCTGGCGGTTGAGGAGCGAGTCCTCGACCTAGCCGGGTTCACGTTCGCGAGCGGGAACAAGACCGAGCAGCATTCGGACGTCCAGCTCGGCATCTCGCGCCTCATGAAGTTCCGGCCGATCCTGCCGCTGTCGGACGACCCCCAGCGCACGGTGACGCTCATGGCGCGGTCGCTCGCCTCGGGCACATACAGCGAGATCCTCGGCGACATCCGCGACCCACTCGAAGGTCGCATCATGCCGCTCGCCTCCGAGCTCACACCCGTCTTCCCGCCCGTCGGCGGCCAGGCGCCGTGGCTCCGGTGGCGGCAAATGATATGGCCGACCGTCATCTTCACGTACAAGGTCGACCCGCTGGGGTCCGCCACGAACCCGGTCCCCGCGTCGCTCAACCGGGCGTGCGTCGAGTGGGCGTCTGCGATCGCCGGCCGCTACGGCGGCGGCGTCGTGCAGTCGTACTCCGCCGAGGGTATCAGCGAGACGTTCTCGGATCCCCTGCGCTTCCCCATGCCGCCCATCGTCACGGCGCTGATGAGCAAGTACATCCGCGGCCAGGCGGGGCTCGTATTCTAACAGCGCGCCAGGTCGCGCAAGGAGACTGACAATGCGAGTACAGTTATTCCGGACTTCCCCGATCTTGGTCGAGGCGCCCTACGACGGCGTCGTGCAAAAAGACATGGACGGCGCGAGCCCGTTCACGCTCTTCATCGAGAACATGGACGTCGCCGCGAGCCTGCGCACGCGGTTCGGCTCGAAGAACGCGAACGTCCGCTTCGTGGCTGTCGCGGCGGGGTCAGGCGGGAACAGCATCACCGTGGCGATCATAGCTGGGCCGTCACAGGCCTTCGGCGTCTCCGTCGTGGGCAACGACGTCAGCATCAACCTCGGGTGTGACGCGGGCGGCCGCCCGAACCAGTTCGTCTCCGACGTCATAGATCTTCTAAACGCCGACGTCTCCTTCGCCGCGATCCTCCGCGCGAGCCGGGCCCTCGGGTCCGATGGCAGCGCGGCGATGGAGATCCCCGACGAGGCGAACGCGCCCACTGTCGTCATGGCTCAGACCAACCTCTCTAGTGGCGCGGACGCGACTGACCTTGCGGGAGTCACGATCGAGGTCTCACCCACCGGCGCGCCGGAGTTCGCGGGCCCGTGGTTCGCGGTCTCCGCAGCGGAGGCGGCCTTCGGCGCCCCATACGGCCTGGGCGCCGGGACGATCGGCGCGTACACGTTCGAGGTGATGGTCAAGGGTCTTCGCGTGACGCTGGAGCCGGGCGCCTACGCCTCCTCGCCGGTGGTCACGGCGATCGTCAGGAAGAAGGGCGGCGCGTAACAACGTGAGCACGGCCTGGCTGCGGGCGCTGACCTACTACGTCACCGTGAAGCGGGGGCGGACGGTGAAGTCCGCCTCCGGATCGACGAAGTTCGTCTACGACGTGGTCGTCGCGACAGGCCTGGCATGTAGCCTACAGGACGGCGGCGGTCGCATGGAGCAGGACGAGTTCGGCAACATCCCCGCGCGCAAGAAGCGCGTGATCGCGGACGTGGACTTCTCCGTCGTCCAGCAGAACGACCTCCTGCTGGACGAGGATACGGGCGAGACGTACAAGGTCTTCCACACCCACTACGTGAACAACCCGAACGCGCCCCACTACGAGGCGGACGCCGAGCAGTGGGTCCCGGCGGGGGACCTCTGATGCCCGCCACCGTGCAGACGACGTTCTACGGGGGCAACATCCTGCGCGCGGCCGAGAAGGACATGCTCCCCAGGATGACCAAGGTCGCGACGGAGTACGCGAACGAGGTGAAGCTCCGAATGCGCAACTCCCCGGCGACGGGAAGGATCTACGGGCTCCGCCGCACGCGGCGGGGCAAGAAGGTGCTCGGCCCCGGATTCACCGGCAAGTACCATCGCGCGTCCGCGCCTGGGGAGCCACCCGCGCCGGACACGGGGGCGCTGTTGCGGGGCGTCTCGTGGCAGGTTCGGAACGACGGGCACGTGTGGTTCGCCGAGGTCGGCAGCAACCTGAAGTATGCGCTCTTCCTCGAGCATGGGGCTGCGGCCGGTGTCAAGAACAGGAGTGGGAAGATCACGAAGGTGCAGTGGATCCTGTTCCCGCGGCCCGTCTGGGGTCCGTCGCTCACAGCCCTCCGGCCGCGGTTTGCCAAGATCATGATGGGTAAGTCATGAGCGCCCCCTCGGGTTACCTGGTGGCGCTGAGAACCGCGCTGGTATCGAAGCTGAACGACGACCCGTACTTTGCGTCAGCCGTGCCCGACGGTGTCACGTACCGCCCCACGCGGTCCCCGGTCAACCTCCCGGCCGTCACGTTCCAGGACTCGGGCATCGGGTTCGACGAGATCGTGCCTCTGTACGACCGGACCTTGATCTTCTACATTTGGGCGACGGACCTGGACGAGTGCGAGGCGATCGCCAACATTGTCAACGCCGCGCTAGACGGCCAGGCACTCCCGCTGGACGAGGACGACCCCTACTCCGAGGAGGCGCCGGCGCTGGTCGCGTACATGAGCCTCAGCAGTGACAGCGACGAGGTGCAGAACGACGCCGACGTGGTCAGGAAGATACTGACCTACCGCCTCCTCGTCTACGACTACAGCGGGCAGGAGCCGTTCCAGGCTCCGTAGAGAAAAGTTGAGATAGAATATACATGCTGAGGGTGGCAGCGCCGAGAGCGCCTGAACCTGGCTAACCAACAACAGGAGGGCACTCGACCATGGCGAAGAATGCGAGGAAGCTGGAGCTCGGTCCGGCAAACATCTACATCATCACTCTGCCGCGCGCGTCCGCGCTGGTCGGGGACGACCCGTACACCACCGACGGGATCTTCCTCCAGGCGGTCCGCCCCGGCGCAGGCTTCGACGCCTCCGGCAACGAGGTGGACTACTCGGGCAACGCCGTGTCGTTCGTGTACGTGGACGCGGCGTCCATCGGCCAGGACCCGATCGTCGCGGTCGACGGCGCGGCTATCAGCGTGACCGTCGAGGACGGCGTGACCACGATCGACTCCATCATCGAGGCCCTCACCAACGACCCGCTGGCCTCCTACTACGTGACCGCCGCCCGCGGACTCAACGTCAGTGGCTCCGGGGCCATCAACCTCGCCGGCAACAACGCGTACCCCTACCCCGTGTTCCTGGAGGGCGGAGACGGCGCGTCGGTCAGGACGGACGTCGGCTTCCTCGGTGACGAGGTCGCATACCAGGTCACCACGGAGTCGGCCGACCTGACGGGCGCCCAGACGGGCACCGTGCCGCAGGACAAGGTCGTCATCGGCGGCATGGTCAAGGTGGTCATCCCGTTCAAGGAGATCACGCTCGACAACCTCCGCCGCGGCGTGCCCTCGGCGCGCGTGGTCGAGAATAGCGACGGCAGCAAGCGGCGCGTGGACTTCACCGTGGCCGTGGGTCAGTCCATGCGCCAGACCCTCACCGTGAGAATGGAGATCATCAAGATCAAGGGCGGGTTCGAGTCACCCCTCCCGGCGGACAAGATCGTCATCCCCGAGATCAGCCCGGCCGAGGGTGAGGTCAACTTCCCCTTCGCGCCGACGACCCAGCGCGTGATCATGACCAACTGGTACGCGTGGCCGAACAGCCTCTCGGGCCGGTGGGCGTTCATGGGCGACGAGAACCCGTAAGATCGGCCGCTGACCCGCAACGGGCGGTAGCCTGCGACCCGGCCGGGGAGACCCGGCCGGGCGCTAAAAACCAGAGGCCCCAAGGAGGCTCAGATGGCAGACGAGAAGCAGAGCGGCGAGATGGTCACCCTGAAGGACGACGTCTGGACGATGGACGTCGACACCTTCGTCCCCAAGCCCGACGGCTACGTCAAGATCAAGGGCACCAAGTACCCAATCTTCAGCTTCCTCGACGTCGAGGTCGAGGACTCGCTGAAGGTCTCTCGCCTCGGCGACGACATCCGCGACGCGGACGACTACTCGGAGCGGTTGGAGCGGAGCATCGAGCAGATCATGCTCCTCAACTCCCGGGGTACGCCCAAGCTCACGCGCGCGGCGTTCAAGGGTATCTCGCCGCGACAGGTCCTCACGCTGACGGTCTTGGCATCGAGCATCGCGAAGGTCCCTCTGAAGGCCGCCGAGAGTCAGGGGAGCGCCGAAGGCGGCTCTCCCTCTCCCTCGCCCGCGTCGGCCGCTTCTATGGATGGGGGAGAGGGGAGCTCTTCAAACTGACGCTGAGGGAGCTGGCCGTGTGGGAGCAACACCTCGACGAGATACAGGCGGGCGAGGAGCTGGACTCGCTGCGCGTGCAGGGTGTGCAGTGGATGGACGAGCAGGAGCGCGCTGAGGAGCTCGCGCGCATGTACCGCCGGGCAGGCATGGACGCACAGTCCGCCGCGGACACCGCGGACGGGCTGGAGCGCATCACGATGGACGAGTTCCGCGCTGACATTCGGCAGCGAGTAGCGTAGGCGCGGGAGCGGGAAAGGAAAGAGCCGTGGCTAACAAGGACGTCGCGTTCGAGACCCTCGGGCGCATCGTCGTCGACCTCGATGCGCTGGACAAGTCGCTCAACGCTGCCGAGGTGCGGGCTCGCTCGCATGGCAAGGTCCTCCAGCGCATATGGGATGAGTCGTCGAGGCCCGCCGCCGGGCAGATGGGCCTGGGCGACGCGGGCGTCCAGGGCGACATGGGCCGCGCGGACAGCGCGTTCGGCTCCGCCGCCAAGGCCGCCTCCGCCGCGCGGACCAAGCGCGTGGCCGACATGCGGGCCGCGCTCTTCGGCACCGAGGACACAGTCCCGCCGGGGCTGGAGAAGACCGTCAAGTCCATGGAGAACGCCGCCCGCGGCGCGGGCGCGACGGGGTCGAGCTTCGGCCACCTGGCGCGCGTCGCGAGCGGCACGCTCGTCCCCGCGCTGAGCCAGATCAGCCCCGAGATGGCGAACTTCGTCAGCGGCGCCGCCTCGGCTGCGAGGGTCGCGATGGTTCTCGGCGGGGCAGTCGGCGCCGCGGTAGTCGTGGCAAACGTCCTCTCCACCGCCATTGGCAAGTACGCCAAGATAGCCCAGGACGCGACGGCCGCCCAGGTCGACATGAACCAGGCGATCGCCACGATGGACGCCTCGCGCGCGGAGATCGGGGTCCGGAAGGTCACAGAGGAGATCGCCGCCTGGGGCGTGACCGTCAAGCAGGCCGCTGGTGAGGGGACCCTCTGGCAGCAAGTCATCGCGAAGATGTCGATCTACACCGAGCAGTTCACCGGGACTCTCGGCACCAACGTCGAGAGCCTCAAGAAGTACCTCGCTGCCTTGGTGGAGATCCAGGCTAAGACGACCGTGCCGGTCGCGAACATCGAGTCCGGCATCCGCCAGGCGGAGCTGCTCGTTCGCCAGGGAGAGGCGGCCAAGGCGGCGGCGAAAGACCTCGACGAGCTCGCGAAGGCGTACGTGAAGGTGCGCATCGGAATAGAGGAGAAGGGGAGGGGCGAGGTCGCGAAGCTCGAGGAGGAGAAGAAGGCGGTAGTCAGGTCCACGACCAACGCGGCTAACGAGGCGCGCGACCGCGCCATTGATGAGGCGAACAAGAAGCGAGCGAAGGCCGACGAGCTGGAGAAGGTTAGCGCGGCGTCGTTTATGTCGGGCGGGCCGCTAGGGATCCTGGCGAGGGCGAAAGAGGCCACGGCGCTCCGAGCCGACGCCGACAAGCTCCTCGCGGACGCTGCGGAGGTGGTCGGAAAGGCGGCGGAGGCAGCCGCGCAGAAGGTCGTCGGATTCGACGATAAGATCAAGGACTCGAAGGCCTCCCTGCAGCAGACGCTCGACGACCAGCGCGAGGGAGAGAAGCGGGACTTCGCGGCGCGCGAAGCTGAGGCCGAGACGTTCATCCAGAAGGACATCCAGAGGAATCAGAAGCGTCTCGAAAACAACATGGCCACGGCCATGGCGATCGACAAGGCTGAGCAGGACATCGCGAAGGTCCGCCGCGAGCAAGCGGGCCAGGTCGAGAGCGTGGCGTCACAGGAGGTCGGCTTCCTGAAGGAGCGCGAACACTCGACTGGGTTGCTGGTAGCCGGGCTCAAGGCAGCGAATGCGGAATACGAGTCGCAGAAGCGCGCGCTCGAGGGCCTCATCGGAGCAGGCTCGGACGCGATCGGGAATCAGGCGAAACTCGCGGAGCTGGAGCGGTCGCACGCGGACGACACCATAGAGCGGAAGAACAAGATCGCCCAGGTCACCGCAGAGCTCGATGCCAAGGAGGCGCAGGCGCGCCGGCAGCGGGATCAGGAGGAGATCGCCGTCGAGGAGCGCAGGCTCGCCCACCGCGTCACGATGGGCCGCGTCTCGATACAGGACCAGATGGAGTCGGCCAGCTCCGCGCGGTTTGACCCGCGGCGCACCGCCGCGCAGCAAGAGCAGGCGGAGGAGCAGCTCCTCAGCCTGAAGCGGGAGTACGCGGAGCGGTACTTCAAGCTCTACGACCAGCTCGGCGCCAGCACGTGGGAGGGCCAGCTCGCGAGCGCGAAGAACTTCCTCTCACAGACGGTCACGGGGTCGAGGGCCTGGTTCGACCAGGTCTCGAAGATCAGCGACATCTACAAGGGGATCTACGAGCAGGCGAAGGGGATCTTCTCCCAGGAGGTCGGCATCGCCGCGGCCGAGGCGCAGCGCGAGGGCAAGAAGACGATGCGCCTCGGCGACGTCGACAAGTACGTCGAGAAGGTCCGCCGGCGCGACGAGGACATCTACCGCGGTGGGTCCGGGAAGATCGGCGACGTGACCGGCGCCGTCAGCCGCCGCGACCTCTGGCAGACGGTCGACCGCGAGGGGCTCTCGCCCGGCCAGGCGTGGGCGAAAATGCAGCAGAGCCCGCAGCAGCAGCTCACGGACACGATCAACAGCGTCGCCACGCGCCAGGCCTCCGTAGCGGAGACCCAAGTGACCGCGACCAACCAGTTTGCCGCTGCCGTCGACAAGTTCGGCGCCGCCGTGGACCGCATGGGCTCGGGGTCGAGCAGCAGCTCGAAGAACGACGTCAACCCGATCGCGCCGGCGGAGGCTCCGGGCTCCCGCGGCGTCCTTCCGAGCAAGGGTCCGCGAGCGTTCTCGAACATGATGCTCTCGGCTGACACCAGCTCGCAGCTAGGCCGCGGCCTGTACCTCGAGGGCAAGCGCGGTCCGGCCGCCACGGAGTCCGCGATATGATCCGCACGTTCGGGAAGGCGTACCTGAACAACAACCAGTTCACGACGGATCCGACTATCCGGCGTGAGTGGCCGCCGCGCCGCTCCCGCCTGCGCGGAATCATGGGCAGCACGACGCAGCAGGACTTCGGGCGCTGGGCGAAGGACATGCGCCTGACGCTGACGAGCTCCGGGAACTTCATGAACCAGTCCCTCAAGGCCACGATCGAGGGCCTGATGCTCACGCGGAAGCAGTCATACAGTTACAGGGATTACACCGGGCTCGAGGGGACAGTCGTCATCGTTGACTTCGACGCGATCCCGACCTTCATCAAGGACGGGCGTGGTGTGCTCTTCGAGTACACGCTCATTCTCGACGTGGTGACGCTGGCGAAACTCGACTTCGAGACGTACACAGGATCATAGGGGGAAAGGTAGATGGCGACGAACATACGGTTCAGGGAGGGTGACGGGGCGACGCTGATCGCCGGCAACACCGAGGACGAGGGGCAGGTCGTCGCCCTCCCCAGCGCGACGGCGTTCACCGACCCCGTCAAGGTCTGCCTGGAGAACATCAGCGACCGCTCGATGGGCAACGTCGCGGGCTTCACCTCCCTCCTCCTGCGGGTCACGCAGGTCGGGTCGAACGACGGGTGGACGATGGGGAAGATCGCGGATGACCCGAACGGCACGATCAGCAAGCCGTGGGGCGCCGGTGTGGATGACTTCGCCCTCCCGACGGGTGCGCCGACCGCGACGCTCGGCGCCGGGTCAGGCGGTGGGTGGGCTGCGGCCGGGGGCGTGGGTGAGTACGGCGGCGTCGTCACCGCGCTCAACGCGACCGGGGAGACGATCGCGAGCGTCGAGGTCACGTTCACCGTCGGCGCGTTGACCGAGGAGTGGCTGATCGACTGGGAGGACGTGCCGGGCGCCGCGAGCTACAACTACTACCGGACCGCGGTCGACGACGCGGGCACCTACGGCGCGTACTCGTTCGTCGCCAACGTCGCGGTGTCTCAGTACAACGACGTCGGGGCGGCGGCCACCGTGGGCGCTCCTCCGGCTGACAACACGACGGGCGGCGCAGCTCCGGACTATGGCACACCGCCGGCGGACCTGGACTTCGACGATGTAGACCTGACGATCGCGACCGCGCCGGACGGCCTGGCGGTCGGGCAGCAGTGGTTCTTTTACAAGATCGTCGCCGTGCCCGCGAACACGCTCGCGCTCGGTAACAAGCGCCGGTTCCGACTGCTCCCGATCGAAGTCTAACAGAGAACAAGGAGACACACGACAATGGCACAAGCGAGCGACTACCTCGAGGGGCTCATCAGAAAGCACCTCCTCCGCACTGACTCGTGGACAAAACCGACGGCGCTCTGGGTCTCGCTGCACACGGAGGACCCGTATGACGACGCGTCCGGCTCCGAGGTGAGCGGCGGCGCATACGGACGCGTCCAGCTCAACCCGAGCGACTCGAACTGGTCCGCGGAGGACGCTACAGGTGGCGAGTCGAAGAACCAGGTCGCCATCACGTTCCCCGCGCCCTCCGGGGCGAACTGGGGCCTGATCACGAACTTCGGGCTGTGGGACGCGGAGACCACTGGCAACATGTTCCTTCGCGGGACTGTCTACCCACCGCTCCAGGTCGACGACGGCGACAACGCTCCGGAGTTCCCGATCGACGCGCTGAGCATCACCGTCGGGTAGTCCTCAATGCCCCTCACGCTCGACACTGGGCACCCCGCCTACTCTGCGCTCCAAAACATCTGGCCCTTCAAGGAGGGCACTGGCACGCCAGAGGAGTTCATCGACCAGTCACCCACGGTAGTGTTCGGGGGGACGCCGACGTGGGCCGAGGAGGCGAGCGGCTGGGGGCTCTACCTCGACAGCGGCACCGACTACATTACGCTCGGGACGGACTCGCAGCTCCTCCCCACCGGCGCGGACCTCACCGTGTTGGCTAGGTTCCGTAGACCGAACGGGAACACAGACTGTATGCCCTTCGCGGTAAACACCTCCGATGGTGCGATAGAGTGCTCCCTCATCGCGCCGAGTACCGACGGTAATCTCTACGTGCTCTTCGGAGGTTACTCAGAACCGAACATCCTCGGTGAGACCGGGCACACGTTCACGGGCACCACGCTAGAGACGTGGGTCTGCCGCTTCTCGTCATACGGAATCAAGGTGTGGCGTGACGGGACGCTGGTCTCCGACCACTCCGGCACGCTCCCGACGCGCACTGACTCCGGCTTCGACTTCAATATCGGCCTGCGGACGGGTAACCCAGAGGCCGGCGACCAGTTCGTCGACCTGTTCGCCATCTTCGACGGCACCCTCGACGACGCGACCTGCGAGGACCTGTCGGCGAACCCTTGGGACCTCTTCGTATCCGCGGGGACGACATCGATCAACGGGTCGGCGGAGATAGAGATCGCGGCGTCTGGCTCTCTGTCGTTCGCTACCACGACACCGATCAGCGGGTCGGCGGAGATAGAGATCGCGGCGTCTGGCTCCTTGTCGTCCGCTACCACGACATCGATCAGCGGGTCAGCGGCCATAGAGGTCACCGCTGTGGGCAGGCTCTTCGGCGGGCGCCCGTGGCTCGACGTGGAGTTCATGGTCGTCCAGACGGAGCTCTCGTCGCTCGCTGTGGTCTTCGACGTCGTCCCCGCGCCGTTCGTCTTGGAGTCACTCTGGGTGCAGTTTGAAGTGGTGCAGGCCAACCCGGACGCGCTGGACGTCATATTCGACGTCATCCCACAGGCGTTGGTGACGTCGTCCACTGACTCAGACGTGCAGGCTCCGATCGCGAGGGTGACGATATGAGCTTGAAGCCGTCAGAGATCAACGTAGACCAGACCGTGCAGCTCGCGTCCGACCAGTATGAGATCGCGTTCAACGGGGCGGAGGCGTTCGTCGACCGCGGCGCGCTGGTGCCCGCGACAATCGAGACGGGGTTCCTCGACGACAACCTCCAGCAGAACTTCCTGACGAACATGAGCAACGGGGTCATCGACGAGGTCGAGCTCCACGTCGCGCCGGACGACCAGACGAGCGCCGTGCGCGGGCGCGACGCGGCGGCCTACGCCATCGAGTCGGCCGTCTACGTCACGTACGCGCTCCCGCAGTTCGCGGCGTCAGAGGACGAAGGGTGGAAGCTAGACAGTAGGTCGCCGCTCGCGGCTGTCGCGGCGCAACCTTTCGTCCCCGGCTTTCCGAAGCTGCCCGTCATACCTGGCGTGACCGTGCCGGAGGTCGTGACAGGGAAGCGAACGGCGGCGGAGATCGCTGCGGACCTCTGCTCGCGCGTCGGGTTGAGCCTCTCGTACGGGGCCCCGAACTACGTCATGCGGGAGGCCTTCACAGTCAACGGGTCCGTCATCTCCGCCATCCAGCAGCTCATCGCGCCATTCAACAATTTCGAGCCGAGCAAGTACGACATCTGGACGGAGGGCAGCCTGGTCATCGTCCGATCGCGCGAGACCGCGGGCCCCGGCATAGCGCTCGACGCGCATGACACGCGCATCACGGACCTCCAGCTCCGAGCCCGCGCCTTGGGTTACATCCGCGTCTTACGACTGTTGGGCAGCGTAACAGGCGCACACATGGAGGGGCCGGGCCTGGCCGTCATCGGGTTCGAGGACACAGAGACCGTAGACGAGATGACGGAGGACGGGCGCGTCGTCTCGGTGATCGTCACAAAGGAGCACATCCGTCAGATCGACAACGCGGTCCTGAGCCAGACAGTCGAGACGTGGGAAATCAAGGATGACTTGCTCCAACTCGTCACCTCCGATTCGGTGCGGTCCGATTGGGACGGCGCCACGATCGTGTTCCCGAACCAGCTCGTCAACAGTCCGAGAGAGAACGAGCGCGTCATCACGCGAAGCGGGTTCGACTCAGACGATAATTTCAGCTTGCTGAGCGAGACGCGGGTGTCGCACTCATATGACGAAGATGGGTACCTGAAGGCGCAGCACACCACGAAGTCAGAGTGGGATCCGGAGATCAACGGGTTCACGGCGGTTGAGCGCGAGTCGAAGACCTATCGCCGGAGCAGCTCCGGCTCATATCAGGTCACGACGACGCAGTATGACGCCGACGGCGGCGCCGGCTCGACTCGCCGGACGACGGCGAACGGCACCCCGCCCGGTGGGCCCGGGCGAGGCGTGGGCAGCAGCGGTGGCAGCGGGAGCGCAAATGAGGAGCCGGTCGTCTACGCCGCGGTCATCTCGTCCGCGCTGGGGGCGAAAGACGTCACCATCTCGAATCCGAACCTGCTGCTGCCGGAGCTCAACACCATCGCCGGGCAAGCCACGAGGGCGAGCGGCGCGACCGAGGTCGAGGTGAGCTTCACCGCCGCCGGGATGCCGTGGATACATCGCGGGCAGACCTTGACGCTGACGGGGTTGGACGACGACCTCGGCTACGAGATCCCGCTCCAACCGTTCCTCGTGACCGAGGCGAAGCTGGAGTACCGTGAGAGCGTCGACAACCCGACTTACCTGACACACGTCCGCGGTGTCTTCTACGACAACTCACTCTGATGCCGACCCCCAGACACGTCAACCAGGTCTCAGCGCAGGGAGGGCAAACCTCCCCCGCCGCCACGGCGTCGAGCAACGCCAATCGCCCGCGGCCCGGGGCGTGGTTGGAGGGCACCGTCGCGTCCGTCGTCGGGAACTACAACAACAACTACGAGGTCGACTTGACTGTCGAAGGCCGCGTCCCCGCGACGCTCGCCATAGACGCGGGCGTGCGGTACGGCGATCGCGTCTGGGTCGTGCACACGGGAAACGGCTACATAATCGTGGCACAGCGATAGACTCAATGCCTACTCCAAGGTACGTCAGCCGAGTCAGGGCGACCCCGTCATCTCGCTCTGCGCCCAGGCAGAACACGCAGGACGCGAGGTCAGACTTCATCACACAGGAGCTCGTCGAGCGCCCGAACGCATCCGACAGCCGGTACTACATCCGCGGCGTCTTGACGCCGACGCGCATCCCCATGCAGCTCAAAGGGGGCGACCTGGTGCACGTGCAGTGGCGAGACGGCTCCCCGTTCATGATCCTCGAAGTCCTTTCCAGGCGCGGCCCGGGGACGGACGAGGTATTCGTCGGCGGTGGGATCGAGGAGTTGATCTGCGCCCCCGCGGTCGCTTCCGAGGGGGGGCCTTTCCCAAACACGGACGTGTGGTTTCGTAACGAGTCTGTGATCACAAACCTCGACTGCGCCGCGAAGGCGGAGCTCACGTCCATCTCAAATGTGCGCTGGGGCGCGCAGCGGCGGCATTTCGTCGTCTGGGATAGCCTCCAGCCGACCCCCGTGAACCCCGGCGGCACAGGTAGCTTCGACGGCAACGGAGGTGGGCACGCGAAGTTCTACGTCTTCAAGCTCTCGGGCTCCCCGACAACAGCTATCCGATCCGCCCCGAAGGCCACGCTAATCTCGACGATCGACGCAGCCACGCTCGGGGGGATCGCGCTCGGGACTGTGAGTATCGTCTTCTCGCCACCGCCCAGCGGAGGGATGCCTTTCACTGAGACGGCGATCACGTTGGGCGGTGTGCTCACGGGCGGCTACGTCGTCGTCGGTTCCGGGACGCTGGTTGAGTCGATACGGGGCCAGGTGAAGCACGTCTCGCTGAACAAGCGAAACGAGGTCATCCTCACGGCTGACATCTTTCTGATCCCGAAGTTCGGGGACTTGAGCTTCACGTTTTGCACCTTCGTGTATCCGGTGATCGTCAACCTGACGACCGGCGCCGTCCTCTACAATGGGCTCGCGGAGCGTTTCGGTAGCGCCCCCGCGCCCCCGCTCTACGACGGCATCAACTTTGAGATGAACCCGTCTATTACAGGGACCGCCGGCTACCGCGCCACCTACGACCTGACCCCGCTCTTCAACGAGGACGGGGACCTGGTCAACGGCTTCCTGTACGCGGTTTATACTCAACCATTCGGTGGCCTCACTTCGACGGTAACTATGCTTTACCCTGGCGCCGCCCAGGCCACGACGCCTCCGGCGCTCCCCGTCACCGCGCAGATGGTGTCGCTGCACGACATCACGTCGAGCGTGGACAAGTCGGTCTTCATCTCTAGCAACGAGCGTTACGTCATGTGGAGGCGCGAGACCGCGCCGACCATCACGGAGCCGGTGACGACTGACGCGCGTATCACACAGTTTGCGCTGGCGAGACTAGGAGACACCCCTGCTTCCGCGTCCGTCGTCTCCGGACCCACCGCGGTCATACAGTCATTCTTTCTGTATGGCCCCGTCGTTCTCCTAGCTCCGTCGCTGCTCCTCGCGCTCAACATGACGTCACCCGCCCCGACGTCTTTCTCAACGGCGACGCTCGACGTCAAGACGAGCTTCGTGAAGTTCCTCACGGGCCGCGTGGTCACGTTGCTGAACGTGCCGGTGAAGATGTCGACGCCGAGCGCGAAACTCAAGGACTACGCGAAGGTCCCGGCGGCGGCGCACATCCCGCAGTTCATCGCGGATCGATTGACATACCCAGTCACGAACAGGAATGAGGTCACGCTGGGCAACCTCCTGGGCTTCTCTAGCCGTCAGACTGTCGGGCTACCGGGTTCGTAAGGGCCCCTGTGTGTCCCCTGGGCGCTCACTGGCGCCATTGGAGCGCTGACTCATATGCTGACCTAGGTCTCGGTCTGAAGCCCCCTAGATTTGTCACTGGTGAGGCCTGAGCCCCCTTCCCTGGATACCTATGGCGTGGGTACGCGCCCGAGGGTAGTGGTCGGCCCGGTCTGGGCCCGGCTCGAGGCCCCGCCGGAGGTCCAAGCGGAGGTCCGCGAAGCGCTGTCTATCTACAACCCCGCCGCGGAGCACACCTGGGCGTTCAAGAATGGAAGGTCCGACGGCCGTGTGCAGTTCGTCTCCAGAGTCAAGAACGAGTTCCTCTCTGGGCTGACGTGGCGCGTCGCCTCCGTCCTGGTCTCCCTGGGTCACGAGAGGCCGGAGATCCGCTGGCCGAATGTCCCGGAGCGTTCGCCGCTCGCCGGAGCGCTTCGCGACATGACGTGGCGGCCGTACCAGGCTGAGGCCGTGCAGAAGGCCACCCAGGCGCGCCGCATGGTCCTCCAGTGCCCCACCAGCGGAGGCAAGACCGAGATAGCGATCGAGTTCGTCCGGCGCTGCGGGGGGAAGACCCTCTGGCTCACGCACACCGACACTCTCATGACCCAGACGCCGCAGCGGTTCGAGAAGCGTCTGGGGATGGAGGTCGGCGTCGCGCAGGGTCCGCGAGAGAGCTGGACCGACGGGCAGGTCGTGGTCGGCATGGTCCAGACGCTCCAGCGCATCGCGCGCCCGACGCTCGCCGGCAAGGGCGGCCGGGGGTCCCGCCAGAACCCCGCCTACGACCCGGACTGGTTCTCGCAGTTCGACGTGCTCGTCGAGGACGAGGTCCACCACGGCGCGGCGGAGACCCACCGGGCGATCCAGGCTGCGTGCTCGAACGCCAAGCAGCGGCTTGGCCTCAGCGGCTCGGTCGGCGACGAGGTCGTCAAGCTCCCGCTCGTGACGCAGCTGCGAATCGAGGGAGCCTACGGCCCGACGTTCACGGTCGCGACGACGATGGAGCTCGCGGATCTGGGCTTCGTGGCGGCGCCGGACGTGGTGGTCCTCCGGTGCCCGCCCACGACGTACCCGTCCTACGAGGAGGTCCGTGAGCGGGTCTGTCCGGATTGGCGAGACGACCCTCGGCGCCTCCTCTCGAGGCTGGGCGGGGTGATGTTCCGCGAGATGTACGAGCGCGGCGTCATGCTGAACGAGGCCCGCAACCAGCTCGTGATCAAGACCGCGGTCTGGCACGCGCGCGAGGGTGACCGGTTCCTCGTCCTGTGCAATCGCGTGCCGCACGCCGAGGCGATCTACCAAGCGGTCAGACGGCGGGCAGAGCGCCCGGCCTGGGTGCTCAGCGGGGAGGACGACTGGGAGCGTCGGGAGGCGGTCCTGGGGATGTTCAAGGCGGCCACCGACGGCGGCGTCCTCGTCTGCACGCCGTTCTTTCGCGAGGGCGCCGACGCGCCGGAGATCGACGCGGGCTTCCTGGCCGGCGGAGGGGAGTCCGACATCGCGGTCATCCAGGCGCTCGGGCGCATGCTCAGGGTCAGGCCGGGGAAGTCGTCCGTGACCGTCTACGACGTCGCCGACGGGCGCGACCAGTCCCACCTCAAGGATTATCTCGCCAACCACTGGAAGAGCCGCCTCGACCTCTACACTCGGAGCGGGTTCAACGTGGAATACCGGTGACGGATACTACCGTCGTGGACAGCAATTTTCTTGCAGGCCCGGACGATCAGCTCGTCGCCAGCATCAAGAAGGGGAGCACGCTGAAGGTGCTCTTCGCGTTCTACAGGCTCGAGCGAGAAGCAGAGGTCGCGCGGGGTGAGCGGTTCTCGGCATCGCTCTCGCAGCTAGCCCCCTCAACGAATCTTTCATACCCGACCATCAGCCAGGCGCGCCTCGAGCTCGTTAGGAAGAACGCGATAGTCAGTTACGGCGAAGGGGTTTACGCGGTGCCCCTAAAGAAAGTTGCAACTCCTTTACCTCTAGAGTCTAAGAGACTCTCTTCAAGAGTAGGTCCTCGAGAGAGAGCGAGAAGTAGAGAGGAGAAAGGGGTAAGGGCGTACAAGAATCTTGCAGGGGGGCTCACCCACACCGAGCGGCGCACCGTCGTCAAGGACGCGCTCCGGGTCCTGCGCGTCAAGGACAACGGCGGGAAGTACGGCCAGCTCGTGCGCGCGAGGCTCACGCGCCTCCTCACCGACGGCCACACGGTCGCCGAGGTGATGGCCGTCGTCTCGTGGGCGCGGAGGAAGTACGACGAGGGCGACAGGTTTCAGTCGCTCGTCGACCCGATGTACTTGCTGTCCGTCAGCAAGTTCCCCGCGCTGCTCGCCGCCGCGCAGACGAGGCCGTCGCCTCGCTCGCGCGAGCTCTCGAACATCGACGACCCGGATACTCGCAAGGCGTGGCACGAGGACTACCTGCGGAGGGTGAGGGAGCGGGGGCTGGACTGATGGGCAACCTGAACGAGACGGAGATGCCGTGGAACACGCCCGACTCGCGCGCCGCGCGCGTCAACGCGCCGGAGCCGTACGCGCAGCTCGGGTTCGACACCTACCCGCGCCCCGTGCCGGAGGCGCTCATGACGTTTGCCTCTGACACGCTGAGCGCGCCCGAGTCGCCGCTCAGCATCGTGCTTTACGGCGCGCAGGGCGCGGGTAAGACCGGGCTGGGCGTCGCGCTGCTCCGGCGGTTCGCCGAGGCGGGTTTCGGTGACCTGTTCCAGTGGAACGTCTTGACCAAGCCGGACCCGCTCCCGCTCGAGCTGGGGGAGACCGCGGAGCCGTCGCCGTGCTGGTTCGAGCGGTGGTCGCGGCTGCTCGCGCGGAACCGTCGCGAGCACTGGGACGAGGAGGGCTGGTTCGAGCAGCTCGAGGGCGTGACGGTCCTGATGCTCGACGACGTCGGCGCGGAGACCGGCACGCAGTACCGCCAGGCGCTCCTGCTCCGGCACCTCGAGTGGGCGGAGGACCGGCGCGACCGTCGGCTCATCCTGACACTGAACGACCCGCCGTCGAAGTGGAAGGACGTCCTCGGCGAGCGCGCGGCGGACCGGCTGCTGGAGCAGCGCCGGTTCCTCTCGGTGCCGGTCCCGGGCAGGTCGCTCCGGTGAGGGACTTCCTTCTTGACGTCCGCTATCTCGCTTGGAAGTACTTTCTAGCAGGGTTGTGTTTCGTACCATTCGGCGTGGTAGACGCTGTGCTTCAGATTCGTGGCCACGGCTCTTTGGCGGCGACGGTCGCTTGCCTGGCCGGCGGCTTCTTACTATCCGGGATGCTCGTTGGCTTCGGGCGGTGGGAGCGACCGAGGTGAGCGAGGCCAACTGGTCGGCCGACTTCCAGCGCCTCGTGCTCGCCGCTGCGGTCAAAGGCGATCTGCTCGAGACGCTGCCTCTCGACGCGGAGCTCTTCGCGTCCGCGAACGAGCGTGGGCCGCAGCCCCCGCGCCAGCGCATCGCCACTGCGGTCGCGGCGTACTTCGCCGAGTACCGAGCGCGCCCGCCCGCCGCGGTCTACTGGCAGCTCGTCGCTGACGCCGGGCAGCGGCTCTCGCCTGAGGAGCGCGGAGAACTCACGCGTGAGTCTGAGGCCGTCGCCGAGACGGAGGTCCCCGCTGACCAGGAGTACCTCCGGGCCAAGGTTCGCGAGCAGGCGCAGCTCCGCGCCTTCGAGCGCGCGGTGATCCAGGCCGCGGACGTCGTCGCCGCCGGGCCCTCCGCCCTGCCCCGCGCGTTCGAGATCATGCAGCGCGGGATGGAGCCGATCGGTGTCGCGGAAGACAAGCGCGTGAGCTACCTCGCCGAGGCGGAGGCCCGCATGGAGGCGTGGCGTCGCGGGGACCAGATGGGCGAGCGCATCGCGACGGGGTTCCCGGCGCTGGACGAGGTCCTCCGCGGCGGGCCGACGAAGCGGGAGGTCCACTACTTCCTCGCGCCCCCGAAGGGCGGGAAGACCGCCGCGCTGCTCACCGTCGCCGGCGCCGCGCTCCGGCGGAGGCGGGGCGTCTACCTCGCGACGTTCGAGATGCAGGCCATGCGCATGGCGCTCCGCATGGACCGCCACGTGTCGCGGCGCAGGGCGGAGGAGCTCACCGACGACCTGGCGGCGCTCGAGCGCGCGGTCGCCGGCCTCCGCGCCTCCGGCGCGAGCGAGCTCTACATCGACGAGTTCCCGCCGCAGATGCCCAACAGCGTGGCGGAGGCCGCTCGCCGGATCGAGCGCATCCGCCGGCGCGGCGGCGTCGTGGACTTGGCCATATTCGACTACCTGAACATCATGGGGTCCGCGAAGGACGAGGACGAGAAGCGGCACGAGCTCCCGCGGATCAGCCGCGAGATCAGCGCGCTGGCGAAGGCGGAGGACCTGCTCATATGGTCCGCGGCGCTGGTCAACAAGCTCGCCGTCAACAAGGCGGTCATCAGGAAGACGGACATCGCGGAGGCCTTCGAGGTGATCGCGGTCCTCGACGGCGCCACGGCCATCTGCGGGACGAAGGCGATGGTCCGCGCCAGGCTCCGGCGGTTCTACGAGGCGGCGGCCCGCGAGGAGGAGGACGAGGTCCGGGCGGGTGACTACGAGGTGGACTTCGCGAGGATGCTCATCACGCCGGCGGGCGAGGGAGTCGTGGACGCGCTGTCGGATACTGTAGAGTAAGGAGGGAGCGCCTGTGGCGATAATCAGTGCGACGTGGAAGCGGACGGTCCGGGTCAAGGAGTACGAGTCCGAGACGCTGGAGCTCTCGGTGGAGCGGAACCTCGACGATGCCGCCCTCTCGCAGGAGGAGGTCATCGCAGCCGCGGTCGCTCTCGACCGCGACCTCGCCAGCGCGGGCGACGCGCTCGTGACTGATAGACTTGAAGCAAGGGGGCAAAACACGTCGGGCCCGCGGAACGAGGTCAGGTCGCCGGCGCAACTGCTAGCTCAGAAGCCGCAGGCGCCGGACGATCCGGATCCGCTCGTATGACCGCCAGGGAGTTCTGCGCGAGGTTCGCCACCGCGCTTGAGGTGTGCGAATGGGGCGACATCGACCCGTATCTCTTCGACGAGATCGCGGAGACGGAGGACGCAAGCGACCTCTCTGGGGACGCCGCGCTGCTGCTGGAGTGCGTGGAGCGCGCGCTCTCATGAGCCTGCGCGGGCGGGGTCATGAGGATCCTTTGGGCGCTCGCGCACCGCGCCTACAACTACCTGGAGGACCGGCGCCCCGCCGGCGGCTGGCGGTGATCGGGACGGCGGTTCGGCTGATGATTTTTCTCCTGATCTGGCCGTTCCTCATCATTGAGAAAATTAGCGACTGGTTCGCGACTCCGGGGACATGGCTGTAGACCTCGACCGCTTCCTGCGGTCCGTCGTCCGCGTCCGCAACGAGGGCGGCGGGCGCGGCTACGACTCCGGCATCCGCACGTTCGACTGCCCGCTCTGCGGCGACCGCTCCGGCCGCGGCTGGGTCGGCGTCCAGGGTTGGGGTGTGGGCTGCTTCAACGCGGGCTGCGACGCGGAGCCGAACCTTTCCGGCGGGGTCGTCGAGTGGGCGCGCCGCGTCCTCAAGATCGACACGCGCGCGAAGGCGTGGCGCCACCTGGAGAAGAACTTCGGCGGCGCGACTGTCGCGCCGCTCCCGCCGACGCCCCGCGGTGACGACTTCTGCCACTTGCCGGAGGGGGCGCGGCCCTTTGAGGTGGACGGCCTGCGCGTGGTCCAGGACGTTTTCGCGACGTTCATCAAGCGCCAGTGGGGTCTCTCGCTGAGCGACGCGCGCCGCTGGGACCTCCGCTGGTGTCTCAGTTTGGGACGGCACGCGTTCCGCGTGGTCATCCCCGTGGTCATGGGTGGCACGCTAGTTGGCTTCCAGTCGCGGACGATCAAAGACGGCGTGAAGCCGAAATACCTGACCAGCAGCAACGTCGCGGGCCGCCACACGCTCGAGCCGGAGTGCGGCCGACCGGCCGCCGCCATGCTCTTCAACGTCGACGCGATCAAGTCTAACCGGGAGATGATTCTCGTCGAGGGCCCCGGGGACGCGATGGGTTGGCACGCGACGCACGCCTCCCCGCCGGCCGTTGCGCTGCTGGGCGTCGCGCTCACGGCGGAGAAGATCGCGATCATCCGCGCCGGTCGCCCGTCACGCGTGGTCGTCGCGCTCGACGCGGAGCCCGAGGCGCAGGCCCGCGCGGCCGCGCATGTCGACGACCTCCACGCGCACGACGTCGACGCGTGCCTGGGCGCGTGGGTGGGCGGCAAGGACGCGGGCTCCGGCGCGGAGTTGGTCCTCAATGACCGGGTAGGGTCGCTCGCCTCGCAGGTTCGCACCCGCCTGGGGCGCTAAACATCTCAAAATGAAACTCGTTGAATGTTCTAAGTAGTTGATTTATAAGGGTAATATAATTTTCTATATGTAGTTTTTTAGTGTACTTCTCAACCGGACCGCGGTATATTTGAGACTGTAGGCGTAGGGTATGTGGCAGGACGGACCTGGGGAAGTAGGCCGGGCCAACCCCCAGGCGGCCGGGAACCAAGGGACCGGGACGGAGCGGCGACACTCACTGGAGGGAGCGCGTCAGGATGCGCGCCGATCTTCCGGGCCGGGGACGCCCGGTGAGCCTGCTCCCAACAACCATAGGCGACGCTCCAGTCCTAGCGCAGGAGTCGCGATCGGAGTACCCCGCGCACTCGGAGCCACGAATGTCCGGCGATGACGCCAACCGTGGTGAGCCAGTGGGAGGCGGGGTCAGCGGTGCCAGCGCGATTGGAACTCACGTATCTATAGAATAGAACCTAGGAGGGTACTGACATGAAGCATCGTCTGGGTTGCCGGTGCGGCAGCGAGTACCCGTCGTGCGCGGACTTGGGGCGGATGCAGGTTGAGACGAAGCACGACCCGACTAACACGCGGTATGACAAGGCATCGAACGACTGGGTATGCGGCGCATGCCACAAGCCGGTCACTGACAGGCGGTATCACTACCTGTTCGTGGTGACGCGGTGAAGATTCGAGACGCAGCGCAACTAACCAGAAAATCACCCATCATCTAATAGGAGTGCCAAATGAACCCACGCGACGAGAGACTTCTCCGGAACGCGCAGCAGACGAAGGAGCGCGTCGAGCGCAGTGGCGGCTCGGCTAGTGCGCCGGGCTGCTGGTGCCCGGTGTGTGCCCCGCCGGGCTGCTGGTGCCCGGTGTGTGCCCCGGAGCTCCATGCCGAGGACGATGGAGAGAGGAGCGAGGCATGAGCGGCGACGCGGTGAGAGTCGAGACGTTCGCGCCGGTGCGGCGTAGCGTTGCCTGCTCGTGCGGCGCGGGGGCGATCCTCCCCACGCTGCGGGCCGCGAATGACTGGGAGGCGCGGCATCTATTAGAGGGGTGCGAGGGTTGCGATCACGTAGTGAACGTCGAAGACGCAGAGAAGCGGTAGCATTCTACGCATCGACGGATAATCACACAAACGGAGGATACCTAGGCCATGGCCAACGACACGGTTCACCACAATTGCTCTGAGAAGATCTACCGCGGCGGCAGCGGCTACCGCTACGGTTGCGCGAAGTCCGCGAGGGTCGAGCGGATTGTCAAGCGGACCGTCTACCCGCCCGCGATGAAGCTGTACGACGAGGCGACGTTCCAGTTCACCGATGTGAGCAACCCGTCCTACCAGGTCGAGGAGCCGCGGTGGTTCTGCGGCACGCACGACCCGGTCGCGATCGAGCAGCGCGACCAGAAGCGCCGGACCGCGCAGGCCGCGGAGTGGAAGGCAAAGGTGGCGCGCGAGGACGCCTACCGCAACACCGTCGAGCTCATAACCAAGCGGCGGCAGGCCGTGATCGACGCGGCCGTCGCACTGGTCAAGGCGGAGAAGTACAACCATGTGCGGTTCCCCGAGCTGGTCGCGCTGGACGCGGCCGTCGCGGCGCTGGAGGCCAAGTAAGATGGACCTGATCAGCGACTTCATCAAGGACGCGCAGGACGCGCTGGCGCGCCGCATCCACAACGAGCCGGTCAACGAGGACCTGGGGCCGTGCCGCTGCCCGGTGTGCGCCCCGGAGCTCCACAACCAGGACGAGGGAGGCGAGGCATGATCGACCTTAGACCAGAGGCGGCGCTCGTGAACGCTCATATGACCTTGTTCTGGCGTGAGGTTGATCGTCTCATGAGCGTGCTCGATGAAAACCCTGAGCGATGGGACACAGAATGCATAGGTTTCGCGGATGGTTGGCCGCGAGTAGTTCGGCCTCAAATCGTCAGGCGTGTCAAGAAGCACGGCACGTCATGATGAGACGGAACAAGGTCCTGAAGGACAGGCACGGTGTCATCGTCGTCAAGGAGCCACGCAGCAACTTCTGCGGCGGCTGTCGGCAGTGGGTCGTGTCGGACGAGGCCGTCGCCGTCTTCTCTGAGGTGGACGGCGAGCACCGGCGGGTGCTCGTGTGGAAGTGCCCCGCGTGCCGCGGAGACGCGCCGGCCGAGTCCGTGGAGGTCGCCTCGGTGTCGGGCGTGGACGTCAGCAAGGACGAGCGCCTCGGGCCGTACCGCTCGGTCGTCAGCGTCAAGCTGAACGCGAGCGGCAAGACGGCGCGCGCCGCCCTGGCGTGCGGCCACGAGTGCTGTGCGCTGCCGGACGCCACCAGGGCGCGGTGCCGCAAGTGCCGCCCTGGCAAGAAGGGGGGAGACGCATGAGCGGCTCGGTGTTCGACCCGCCCCTCTGGGCGGCGGTCGTCGAGGCGGTCGTTGACCTGTTCAGTGACCCGGTCTCACAGGGTGTGTCCGCGGGCTCGCTGTTCACAACCATCAAACTGATCTGGAGGGAGGGCTTGACTAAATGAGTCCGTCACGGTGCGCGGCGACCCCGTGCGAAGATTGCGGAGAGCCCACGCGGTACGCGGACGGCTTTTGCTCGGACGCGTGCCTGGCTAACCACAACTGGGCGGGGCGACGGTATCCCGCCTTCAACATCAAGGGTGAGACGGTCTACGTCTCGGTGCCCAAGAAGGAGAAGACCCTATGAACGGAACATACACGGAGCGCGCGGCCAATATCTACTGGAACGCGTTCGCGAACCGCCTGATACAGCGCGGCTACACGCAGTCGGAGGCGATGGAGATCCTGCGGTGGATGCTCGACGACGCGGACGACAAGGTGGAGCTCCTCGCCAAGCGGATGTGCGACGTGTACGTGGAGAAGAACAAGAAGGACATCAACACCATGCTCAAGGAGGAGACCGCATGAACCTCGTGGAGAGGCTGAAGGCCGCCCGGCGCGTGGCGGTGCCGATCGTGACCGTCGAGTCGCCGGACCCGGCGGAGACTGTCCGCACCGTCCGCGCCGCGTTCGAGAACGGTGCGAAGACGCCCATCCCGATTGTACAGTGGGACGCGATGAACGGGTTGGCTGGGCTCAACACGGC